GTTGCTCTTGTAGAAGAGTTTGCTGTGTTTGCACTTTCTGCTGCACCAGCAGTTTCTGCATAGGTCGAATTGGTTGCAAAGTTTGCACTGTTTGCTTTGCTTACGCTTTGAACGCCTGAAATAATCTTCGCAATCATCGCTGCGTTGTCTGCAATACCATCTAAGCTTGGTTTATCATTTAGATCGTTATAGCTATTTGTTTTTGCAACTCTTGCAGCACCAATAACGTGATCAATGTCTGTAATTGCTGTTCCAACAATAAAGCCCTCTCTTTTTACATAAACGCTAACGTATCCTGCACCATTTGTTTCGTGGAAGCATCTAACATCGCCATTTGATTTAACTTCAAATTGATTTACGTGTGTATAAACACCATCACCATCAAGCAAGAACATATCAACGCCAATTTCTTTATAATCTTCAATTCCGTGTGTTTCTTGAGGTATAAGGACTTCATAAAGACCTGTATCTTCATTTAATTCCCACGTTTCGTTACTAAGAGTTAGCTTATAAGCTTCTTTAATACGTGTATCATCAATGAAAGTATCAATTTCGCCCTTTACATCGCCAAACGCCACATTTACTTCGCTAACAACTCTATCAATTTCAGCCAAAGCAGAATTTGCTGCATCTAAAATAGGTTGATAAAATCTACGTTTAATTTCTTCAGCCGAATAACCTCTCTCACTTGGATTGTTAGGAAGCGTTTGTGCTGATTTACGAGAGATCGCTGTTTTTGTAGCTGCACTAACACTAGCTACTTCGTGAATTGTTACATTACTCATTATCTTACTCCTTTATTTAATCTATTGATTTTATATCTTATGGTGATGCCATTTACTGCACACGCTTTTTGGTTATCGCTTGTATATCTAAGCAATATAAAGTTAAAGTTTCTTTCTTTAACTCTTAACGTGTTGCTATTTGTAAACGAGCTTTCAAAAGAAAATTCTTCAAAGTCAATATCATTAAAGTCAAATCCTTTTGTGCCATAAGTTAAGAAATCTTTTTCAATGTTTCTAGTTTGATATCCAACTGATATCGCACCTTTTATAAGTGGCTCTGTTGTAATTGTGATGCCCAACAATGTTTTGCTAAACATATTCGATCCTAAGTCATAAATAGGTGTATACCAGCTTGCTTTTACGTTCTTGTTAAATTGTATTGTTGCAAGCAAATTGCTTGGAATTATGCCATTATAAGCGACTATATCAAGTGTTTCGCCACCTATAAACTCTTTAAGCTTAAATTCATTTTGTTCTGCGTTTATTTCAGCCAGGAAGAGTTTTTTGTTACTTATATATTTACACAATGAAAAGCCCAAAGCACTTGGTATTACAACTTCATTGTTTGCATCATAAATTCTAAATTTCAAGTTTGCCAAATCTACTTCGCCAATGTGATATTTCGTGTTAATGTTAAGCCCTGTGTCTGCAACATCATCTGCATAAAACTCAATATCGCCATAAACTTTTGACAGCGTTTCTTCTTCAATTGTTATCCAGCCATCTTCATCAACTTCTAGCATTTCCTCTTGACCAAGATATAAAGCAAATACATCGCCCTGAACAAATGTGATATTATCGCTTTCGCCCAACTCTTCTTCAAGTTCCATATTGTATGAAACAACGTTGTCTGTGTAGCTTATTGATAAGTCGCCCTCTTCTGTATCTTGATATGTGATATCAGCAAAGTTTTCATCGACAAATCTACAAATAAGCCCTGTGTTTGTTCCGAAATACAAGATGCCATCAATTTCACTCCAAACTCTTGCATCAACATCTGTGAAGTACCACCATTCATAATTGAAGCTATCGCTTATATCTTCATCAACTTGGAAAGTAAATCTGCTATCACAAACATAAGCAACACCATCAACTGATAAATAATACTTATCTTTGTAAACTGTTGCACAAGCATCTTGCAAATTAGATTGTTTAAGAAGCTTTGCGTTTATGTTTCTGCTTCTTTCTCTAACCCTGTAAGCGTTTGTTGTAACATTATCAAACATTTCAAGCCCTTTCACGCCATTTCTTGTTAAAATCAAATTGTCGCCATTTAAGCTTGCTGTTGCGTATTTGCCATAAATTGTATCTGAAACGTTGCCTGTGTATTTTGTAAACTTTGTCATAAATACAGGATTGTTATTGCTATCAACTTCCTGTGTATCAGTGCCACTAACATAATAAATTGTTGCATCTGATCCATTTTTTTCTTTGAAAACTAACAAAATACCATCTGTTGCTCTTACATATCCAACAATCGCAGAACTATCGCCACCTATTTCATCAAAGTTTGTATCAATAAAATAAGTAAAATCGTACATTTCGCTCCAAACGTGAACGTTTTTGCGAATTGAATTGCCACCTATGAAAAGTCGGTTTGAGTTTCCGCCACCACCAAACACAATACTTAATGTTCCATTTGATATCAAACTATCTTGATCTTCTGTTGAACTCTTAAAAGTTACAATTATGTTTGAAGTGTCATCTTCTTGTGGTTTAGTGTTTATGTTTAATGTTATTTTGCCACTTGAAAAATCCAAACTTCCTACGCTATTGATATCATCGCCTGCAATATATAACAAACTTTTATCATCTGTAATTCTGTTGTTAATTTCAATCGTTGTATTTTCGCCATCTGCGATTGTATAAACTTTAATGCTTATATCACTATTATTATCAATTGGAGCATCCAAAGTCCACGTTCCTGATGCTGCATCAACACCAACAAGCTCATTTATTCTTTTTGAAGATAAAAGATTTACACCATCAAGTGATGCTCTGTTTTCATCGTTTACATTGTCATTGTCAATGTTTATTGTTGTTGTAGGTATGTATGTGTCCTCATTATCGTAAACACGCCTTAATTCATAACTTGTGCCATTATTCCAAGATCCAAACACTAAATAATCACCACAACCAACAATGTATGCCTTATTTTTATTTACATAAAGTTGTATTCTTCTGCTTACGAGTTTACTTGGATCAATTACTGCATTGCTATAAGTGCAAGTGTTTGTTATATCAGTTGCAATAGCTCTTTGTTTGTTGGTATCCCATTGCAATCTATAAAACTTTGTACCTGCGTAAGCAATAATGAAGTTTGTATCATCAATATCAAAACTAAATATGCCATTTACAGCACCATCAAGCTTGCAAACGCTTTGCCAACCTGTACGCTTTCTAACAGTGCCATTTTCATAAATTAGGTTTTCAGCAGATATTGCTCTATTTTTAAGAACTTTGTATGGAGAGTTGGAAAAATCCACCCCTCTAAAATCTTCAAAGGTGTAAACTTTTCTCTCTTTCAAATTCAAGTTAGTGTTTACTCTTATACTCATTTGCTTACTAATCCATCCTAATTACTTGATTTATATAGTTTTGCTTGCTTACAGGTTGTTTTTTTAAGTCATCTAAGCTAGCTTCAAACAAGTTTCTTGCATCAGCAGCAAGTGTTGGCTCTTCTTCCTGGAACAAATCACCTTTAACAAAGTAAGGTATAATTCGTGCTATGTAGTCAGGTAACCAAAACTCATCGCTATCAAGCACGTTTTCATCAACAGTTTTTGCTGTTGGATAATATAAAATTGTATAGGTGGCGGCTTCGTTGTGTCTTAAAAGTAAAACATCGCCCTCTTGTTCATATTCTGCATTGCCATCGTACCAATCAGCACCCTCTGCAGAAACTCTATCTATTAAATATAAATCTTCAATTTTAGAAGTATCAAAACGATCATAAACTGCACCTTTATCAAGCTCATTAGCTTTGATAACTCTTCTTTTGATAGGTAGAACACAAGCGTTCACTATTCTGTCAATAGCACGAGCAATAGCTCCATTCATATTTACAATGTAGCTACCATAGTTTTCATCGCTTACCATACGTTGTAAATCATCAACTGCTATATCATAAGCGTAATTAGTAAACATAAGTTTTATTGCTTCAATTTTTATTTGTCCTACTTTCATAAAATCCTCCACGTTAATTGGTCAGGTGTGCTGGACTTGCACCAGGAAGCCATAATCTTCTCTCTTATTTCACAACCTGATAAAAAAGCATCGCATCTCATAACTACGATGCTTTTTGTTTATCTAAATATATTCGCCTCTTTCCAAAAGCTTTTTAATTGGCTCTGGAACAACAATTTCTACGCCTCTTGTAATTTGGAATACGTATCCATTAAGTTGCACAAGCACTTCTTTGTCTTTTGGATTTTGTTTGTCTAGTGGCACTTTAACTGTAACTTTTTTACAGTTAGCAAGTTTACCTTTCATCCCTGACACAAGCTTCTTTGCATCAAGCTTTGAAGTTGCATCATTTTTTACTTTGTTTTTAGTTGTCATAAACTTTCCTCCTATTGTTCAGAAACAGCTTTGAAAGATACTGTTACTGTTGCGTTAGCTTCTACATCATCGCCATTGCTTAATCCTGACCAAGTATCAACTTCGTAACCATCTGCTGGAGTAGCTGTGATTGTGTTTCCATCACAAGTTAATGTGTTTCCACTGATTGTTACTTCTGATCCTGCTGCAACTGTGATTGAAGCTGGGCTTACTGATCCGTGGCTACCTGCTGTTGCTGTGATTGAGAAAGTTTGTGGAGCATAGCTACCACTTGCACCTGTAACATCTGTTGCTGCTGAGTTAATTCTCATAACACCTAAAGAGTTAAGGATAACTGCTGTCATCATAGCTTTCCAACCGATTGTGCTCTTTTGATTTAATGGATCGCTCTTATCACCATCATCATCTTTTGCAACTTTGATGATTGTTTTTGGTTTGCTGCCATTTTCGATATCTACGATACCATAAGCATTTTCACCAACTGCAATACCACTATAAATTGCAACTTCGCTATCATTTTCAACAGGATCAATAAGAGTAGTGTCGATAAATTTGAATTTATGTATTCTACCAATTTCGCCTGCTTCAATGTTTTTAGCATCGTTAGCATATTTTGAAACATCACGCCACAATTCATCTCTCATAACATCAGCTGCTTGTTCTGGTGCTAAGAACATAAGGTAATAACCATCTTTGAAAGGTTTAATGTTGTTTCTTTTGAAAATTGTTTGGATTTTCAAGATTTCATCAGCGTCTAATTTGTTAGTTGCTTCAATTGCATCTACATCAACGCCGCCACCAACGTTGTATTCGTTAGTTGTGTTAAGTAAAACATCTCTAACAACAATGTTAAGTGTTTCACCTGCTTGTTCACCTTCAAGTTCAACAGTTTCAGTGATAACTGGATCGATAGCTGTTTCTTCAAGAACATCGCTAACTTCTACATAATCACCATATTGATCAACAGTTGCGTTGATTGCTGTTGCACTTAAAACTTTACCAATTGGTGGAACTCCCTCTACCAATGGTGTTGTTGCTGGCTCTAATGAGTGGAATTTTCTAAACTCAATAGTTTTGCCATTTCCCTTTGGGATAGGTCTTTTTTGACCATACTTCAAGAAAGGAAGATTTGGTAACATCCTTTCCAATAACGTTCTGTCATAAAACGTTTTCATTTCTACGGATAATCCGCTGCTTTCAGTTGTATTCATTTCTTTTTACTCCTATAATGTGATTTTTTCACCACGCTTTACACGCTCTGAAAGTTCACTAAACTCTTTTGATGACATATCTGCCACACGTTTGTGAGCTGGAGGTGTTTGGCTTCCTATTTCGCCTGGTGAAGAGGCGTTATTAGCAAGTATTTGAGCAGCACGTTCTTTTGCTCTTTCCTCGCTTTTTGTCAAGAAAGTTTGATAATCGCCATAGATTTTATCCATAGAGAATTTACCAACTTTTCCTGCTGCAAAGCTCCTGAATAAGTCATCACTTAACAAATCATTAAGATTTACATCAGGGTGTTTAGATACAAACTCTTCACGATCGTTTGCTATCCATTCCTTTTGACTACTTTCTGTTTGTCTAGCTTTTTCTTCTTCTCTTGCTTTGTTTTTGATAAACTTCGGATAATCAGCAATTGGATCTTTACCATCTTTAGCGATTTGCTTCATTGTTAGGTATTCTTCAACATCTCGATCATCTTCCATTTTCTCGTGGGTGTATGGATTTTCACCATCTAAAGCTTCTATGATTGCATCATACCTGGCTTTTTTCATTGCCTTTTCTTGCTCTGCTTTTCTGCGTTCACGAGCATAATCGGCGTTTGTTTTTGCACCTTTATCTTTAACTTCTGCATCATCTTTGGCTTTGTTTGCATCTGCATCAGTTTTACTTGACTGACTTCCTGCATCTTTGCCATTTTCTGCTGCATCTGTGTCTGTAAATTGTGCTTCATTGCTAGTGTCAGCGACCTCACTAGCTCCATTGACTTCAGTATCTTTTACTTGATCAACAGTTGTTTCCGCTGTTTGATTTTGGATATCTTCCATTGTTTACTCCTATGATTTTTACGCTGTTCATCTGCGATGTATTTATAATCAAAGCAGCGAGCTGCCTGGATTACCACTTTCATTTGCTACTTTTTTCTCGGCTGTAGCATTGCCTGTCAAGCCACGCTTTTGTGCTAGCTCGCCTGCCATTGATTGAGCATCTTTGTAATACTCATTTGTTCTTGCAGCAATACCAACAAGTATTTTGTTTGCTTCTTGCATCTTCTTGGTATATTCAGCTTGTAAAGCCATAAGTTTCTCTTTAAGATTTCTATTTTCATCAACGATTGACTTGGCGTTATTGATTGTTGCTTCTTGTGCTTGCAATGCTTGTGAAGCTTGTTGTAATTGTGCTTGAGCTTCCTGTAATTGCATTGACAATTGAGCAACTGCTTCGTTTTCTTCGCTTTCAATAGCTTCTAACAATTTTTGTCTATTTGCTATTGCGTTTTCAGGATAACATTTAATGTATGTTTTAAGGTTTATTGCACCTTTTGCAAACAATCCATCAAGTATATTGATATCAGCGACATCACTCATAACTGTTCCTGCTACTGCTTCTGCCACAACATCAAAGTGTGTGTTTTCATAATCAGAGCTGTTAAACGTGTCATCTATAACATTGTCATCTTTATCTTTGTATTGAAATTTCCTGTCTTTGAAGAAAAATCTTAAATACTGTTCAAGAACTTCACCGACTTTTTCAACAAAACGCCAAAAGTTTCTTTGTAGATCCTCAATAGGTTTTAATGCTTGTGCTTGAAGCTGTGCAATTGCAGCACCACTCATTCCTGCAGATATAATTTCGCCATTCATAACTTCACTGCTTCCAACAGCAACTCTTGTAAGATCTGCAATTTTATCAACTAGGTTTACACTTGCTTGTGTCATACCCTGTTTATTTACAAATCTTATACCATTACCTGTCTTGCTATAATCTGTTAGAACTTGTCCTGGCTCATTTGTTATCTTTTGCCCTCTTAAAGCATCAGGTGTTACTACTACAGGGCTCATACTTTCGTTTTGTCCCATAAGTATTTGTAATCCTAGCATCCAATTTATTGCTTTTTGGTTAGGTATAATCGTTTCTACTTCACCACGCCCATAAATTGATTTATCTCTTTGCTTCCATTGCCCAAAGACAATAGGATAAAGAGTTGCTTTTTTAGGTTTAACAAACTTGTTTTTAGGTTTCTTCTCTTCTTCTTCAATCTTTTCGCCATCAATACGCTTTTTAGCAATTGTTGGATTAGGTGTAAATGGTCTAGCTTTATTGAAAATAACCTGCTTTGTTGCTTTCTCAAAGTAAACTTCACCCTCGTGCCTAAAGAAGCGAGTTATAACAGTAACGTATTTTTCAGTTTCACTTTCAGTTTCCTGGTAAATGCTATCACTGTTATCATCAGTTATAAGGTTAAGATCTACGCCATCATCAGCCATCTCTTTAACCTTTTCAACGTTCTCACGAGATACAAGCATAATCCATTCTTGCTTTTGCTCATCTTTTTCATTTGGATTAGCAAATATAACATTTGTTGGATCAATTGTTTGTACTGCTATATCGCCCTCAATAAGCCCATCAACTCCTGGAACATTTTTATCCCAATAATAATAAGCACACATTGAGCCCTTAACTATACCATCAAGAGCTAACTTACTATTGATATCAGCTTGCCTTAATCTTCCCTGTTCATATTCAGCAAAATGGTTAAAGCGTTCTGTTATAGAGTTTTTACTTGCTTCACTTGCTTGTTCAGCTTCGCTTGCTTTGTAAACTATTTTAATTGGACTTGAAAGCACTTGCGATTTCTTATTGTTGCAATTCATTTCAATAATGTTTACAACAGGTCGAGGGAACAGTTTTGTGTTTTTGGTTGTTTTCGCCCATTGATCGCCCTCATAAAACTTCACACATTCAGGTATTGATTTTGATATACCGATTGCATTTTGATAATCTACACCATCTTGATACCATTTATTGATTTGTTCAAGTGTTGCACCTATCTTTTCAGCTTCGTGCTTAGAGTTATTTAATTGTTCTTGCTTCTTCACTTGTTACCTCCCTCTTCGCCTAGCAGGTATTCTCTTATAAGTTGTTGAGGCGAAACACCATCATCTTTTAGGTTTTGGACTTCAAGCTTTAACTCATCTAATAGCTTGTATTTTTCATCTAATTCAGCTTTGAGAGATACAAGTATTTCTTTTAGCTTTCTTATTTCTTCACTATTGCTTGAATTGATACTATCAAGCATTTTGTTTTGCTCAACAAGCTTGATATTTTCTTGCTCTAATCTATCAATTCTCTTACTTAATTTTCTAAATAAAATTACCATTCTGGATATCCCTCACTATTTTCATCTTCATCAGCAAAATAATCTTCATTGAAAAACTTTTCTACTGGTGTTAATAATCTCTTTTCGGGCTCAACTTTAATCCAATTTGGATCGCCCTGTTGTATAGCTATAAAGTTTGCTATTGCTTTTGCCATTACTAAGTCATCGTGGTAGCCCTCTTGAGCTTCCTGTTTGCCATTTTCTTTTCTAACAAAAGTAAGCATTTCTTTGAGTGTTGCTATATCACACTCATTATTTGGATCATCTCTAAACGAACTCACTAGCGATTGCAGAATAACTTGCTTTGTTTGCTTTGTTGTGTTAAATCCTGCAACTTTTTGCGTTTCGTTCAGTGATGTGTCTATACGTTCTCTCATATATAAGTTTGGATAATCTAAATCAATAAGCTCTCTTGTTGGTACAAACGAGAAGTTTGTTTCAATTCCAATAAGAGCATCGTGATAATATCTTCCTAAACAATATATTTGATCAGCATATTTATCTTCATCAATGCGTTGCTTCCTTAATGTAGCAACTGTTTTTTGCGTATCACACGTTACAACTTTACCTGTGTAGTAGTCAGCTCCAAGTCCTGCAGTATCGCCACCGATTGCATAACTTCTTTTTGCTGTTATGTTTCCATTTGCATCTTTTTTTGTTTCAGGTGCTTTATGGATAAGAATAAGCCCATTGTTTTTCTCTATGAATTGAATATCACTTATTCTCTTTTCAATACCAACAGTTTCACCAACTTCGTTCTTAATAGGTAAAATTGTTTTCTTGTAAGTAAACTCACCCTGCTTCCAATCGCTTATAAGTGGTCTATTTTGCTCAATTTGTCTAACTACAGCATCTTTATCGAATATACACTCACCACTGCTTAAAAATGCTTCTTCAGGGCAATCTGGATATTCTTGCTTAAATGTATTGATATCATTACCACAATTGTTTCTGATACACCATCTTCGCCAAGCTATTTGCTCGTTGTCTAAATTGTAAAGTTTCTTTAATTCAAGCTCTTCATCGCTTAACTCAAAATTCTTTTCACAGGGCAATCTGTATTCATCAAGCTCCCACCAAGCACAAAACAATGGCTCAAAATCGTTTTCACCATCGCACGCTTTATCCCATAGCTCTTTGAAATAATCATAACCTTTTGCTGTGCTTTCAATTATGATTAAGCTATCAGGCGTGTTTGGTACAGCTTGCAACAATCCATCAAGTATTTCTTTTGCATTATTCCAGGAAGAAACCTCACTTAAATGTAGATTTTGAAAGGTATCAGATCTTCCTACGCCATCACCTGCAGCTGTCATACATTTTATTTTGGATCTTAAACCTGTTCCATCTTTGTTATCAAAGATAATCTCTTGAGCATTTGATGCTTTTGTTTGTGGCTTCAATGGATCAGGAAGCTCTTGCAAGAATAGCTTTGACATATTAAACAAGTTAGTTGTTGCATCGTTTTTGTGTGTGATGATACCACTATTCGTGTTTTGCTTTGTCGCTGTTCTCTTAAACAAGATTGCTTCTGTTAATGTTGAAAAGCCCATCTGTCTTGCTTTCAAGATGATAACTCTTTGTGGTTTGCCTGCTTCAGCTTGCCTTTTGAGTAAGTTGTAAAGCTTCATTTGTGGAGTGTTAAGTTTGAAAGGAATTACTTGTGCATCTTTGGTTTTTATTTTCAAAAACTCTTCGATATACTTTCGTGTGTTAATACTCACTCTTTCCCTCAACCTTTCTTAATAAATCTTCTAATTGCACTTCAACTCTTCCTGTTGGCTCGTTATTTACTAATGCTTGCTTGTCATACAATGTTCCAAGCACAGTTGCTATTTTGCCAACATCTTCAACTTTGATTGCACTTATTCTGCGATACAATGCTTTACGTTGTTCTTGTGTCAATTCCTTATCTTCAAGTTGGTTTATTTCTTCAACTATCTGATCAATTTCATCTTCACTATTTAACGCCCTTTCTAAACGCCTTTTCAAAAGCTCTTGTGCGTTCTCTATTACAACCCACGCATTATTCACAAACTCTTCTTTCTTTTTCTTACGAAGATTTACGAACTCTGCATCATCTTGATGTTTATTCCTCCACGTTTGCAATGTTGAAACACTTACGTGAAGTTGCTTTGAAACTTCTGTTAAGCTATTGTTTGTAGCTAGGAGTGCAAGTGCTTTTTCTTTCAAGCCCTCGTTATGCTTTTGTCCTCGCATACGTTCCTCCTATTTACACTTATAATTATATAAATAAATATACTGACATTTACTGACAACTTTTATTGCAATAAAAAATAGTGCAGGATAACCTACACTACTTCCCACCGATAATTACCGATGCCCATTTATATTTTATACTTAATTCTACGCTATATTACATATTATAATAAGCTTATCAATGCTACGCTTAACAATTCTATACACCTGCCTTTCGCAATAAGCTATCTTGTGCCCACACGATCCATAGGATTTGCCTTTTATGTAACATTCTGCCATCACTTCTTGCTCTAGTGGTGATAATTGTTCAAATAATGATGCGTATTTGCTCGTAAGATCGTTTTCAATCTTTCGCCTATTAAGATTTCGCATTTTTCTTAATTCTGCTTTAACATCAACCATAAACTTCCTCCACTATTTTTTCTCGTTTACTCCTGTTAGCTTATCCAAAATGCTGTCAAGCTGTTGCATTACAGTTATAGAAAAATTATTTATATTTGTTTCAAACAACTTCTTGAGCTGCTTTGTCATTTCAAGAGCTCCCTCATAATAAGATCTATTTGCTATAACCTTTAATTCTTCATCGTTTGTGATAACTTCCCCATTTTCTTTCTTTTCCATAATTACTCCTTATTTTTCAAACATATTTTTGATTGTTTTTATATTTCTTTTAATTTTCCTACACACCATTGTTTGAGATGTTGCGTAGTTTTCTGCGATTTCACGTTGCTTAAGTCCATTTACATAATAATCATAAGCTTCAGGTGATAAGTGCTTTACAATAAAGTTTAATTTTTCTTTTCTTTCAAGCATCTCTGATAAATCTTCTTCCGATGCCAAAGTATCTTCAATCTTTAATGTTTCGCTTATGTATTCTTCCATACTTATAACATTGCCTTTATGTGCTGGGCTATTTGCTTTCCTGATAACTCTTCTCATTGAGTTCTTTATGCAAGCGAATATAAAAGTCGAGTATTTTGCTATTGCTCCATTGTATTGTAATGTTGCTTTCCAAGCTGCCAACAACAAGTGCTGCTGCATATCTTCCCTACTGTCAAAAAAGCTAATAAGATTTGGATTTTTGCTTATGTAAAACCCTACAAGCTTTGGTGCATTTTCTTCATATAAACGATTTAGTTCCATACTGACCATTTTTCACCCCTCTTACAACAGCTTATTTTTCGCTGCTCGCATCCTCATTATTTTTGTTTTGTTTTGATTTTTTCTTTGCCCACATTGAAGCAATATTGCTACTAAACAAAATAACCAAGAACATTGTGCTTGCTATTGTCATCAAAGACAAACTGCAAATAAACATTAAGTCATCATCCATAATGAATAAGCCATAGAAAAATCTAATTGCTAATGCCAACACCCACACGATGCCAAGTGTCAATAATATCGTTTTAATTATTTTTGAATTTAATTGTTTCATCCTACCTCCATTTTGTTCGCAAACTTGAATAATTTGTTTGCGTTCGTAAATAAATTGTTTATTTTTCCAAATTTTTAATTTCAATTTTAATTTTTATTTTATCATCGCCAAACTCAAAGGCGTTTCCATATTTATCTTCAAGCCCTGCAACGCATCCTGCTATGAAATTAAACTTTTCATCATCATCTAGTTTTCTTCTTGCTGTAATAATGTTTTTTGTGTTTACAGTGCATAAATATGTTTCTTTCGTTAGTGGCGATACAAAGATTTTTGTATTATTTAGTGCCATAACTACCTCTTTTTGCTTCTAATTAAAAGCTTTGCCTGATTTACTGCTACTTTGATATATTTTTGCGTATCGTGTATTTCATCAAAGTTTATCAATGTTGAGCATTGAACTGTGTTGTACTTTCTATAATCATCGCAAATTATTTTAAGAGCAGTGTAATATAATTCAACTTCACTCTTTAATCTTTCGATTGTTCTACATTTTTCAGCTTTAACTTCTTCTTTTTTTATCCTTTCATAATCAGGTGTGTTTAATGTTAAAACAAATGGCTCTCTTGATCCCTGTCTATAAACAATCACCTTTCCATCTTTAAGCCCATCTTGCTCCAAAGCATCAATATCAACGCTTCCATCTTCTACGCATAGGACTTGAATTTGTTTTGTTCTTTTTTTCATTTTATTCCTCCCAACCATCAACAACAGTTTTATAAAATCTAACTAAACAATCATCACAAACTAATTTAGGTTTACCCTCGCCTTTTATCCAAATGCTATTAGTGGCTAGATTGTTGCAACCTTTTACAGATTGACACTTTTTCTTATTGTTTCGTTTAAGTTCTTTAACTATCATTTTGTTTAGCATTTTTTACCTCACTTTTTCCAATTTGATTTAGCAACATATAAACGTTCTTTTTGCTTAAAACTTTTAAGTTCCTTTCTACAATGCCTTTTATTGTCTTTATGGATTTAATGCTGTCAAACGAATAATTTGTAATACCTTTCTTTGTTGCGTGATCAGAAAATCTAATTGTTTTAACAACATTGTGATCACTTATAAATGATAAGTAAATGCTTGAAGTTGAGAAGCTGCACTTAATTTCGTATTTGATTTCAGGATAACAGTTCTTCATAAACAATTTTAACTTCTCGCAGTAAATGTTTTGTTTGTTGCTAACAGTAGCATCAATTCCTGCTTCTTTAAGCTTTTCTTCAAGTGTTTTTATTGCTGCTTCTGTTTTGCTTAATTCCTGGCTAGCACGATCAATTTTGTTTTTTATGTTATTTAATTGCTCGCCATTGCAGTAATTTTTGCACGTGATGTGTTTGCTGTTCTTTTCAATTGATTGTAATAACTCTGCCTTTTTTAAGTATAAGTTTTCTAAACGTTCTGCATCAGATACTTTTTTTGTTTTAGGTTTTTCATCTGAGCCAAACACCTCTTCTTTTTTTAAGATGAACATTTTTCTTGATTTTTTTCTTAAAATAAACTTTTCGAGTTTGTCCTGGTATTTGAAAATCAATGCGATATCAAGAACAACAATGTTTATAAGCACAAACCAATCAACCAAACTTAATTCAGCCCAATTTATGAAGCCACTTCCCAAGAAGCATATTGTCGCAATACCAACTGTTCTAAAAATCAAAACTATAACTGCAAAATACCAATATCTCATCTTTGTCATTCCTGCAACCATACAAAGTGCATCATCTGGAAATACAGGAAACAAAAACATTAAAGGTAATAACATTTTTGATTTCATATCAAGCAAATTTTGTGCTTTTTCTAAACTTTCTTTGCCAACAAGTTTAACTGCTGCTTTTTCACCAACTGTGTTGCCAAGTATAAACATAAGCGAAGAAGCCAAAAAAACTGATATTGTGCAAATTATAAATGCTTTCAATGCTCCAAACAACACAATCGCAACTGCAATAAACGTTGCCGATGTTCCTGGTATAAAGCAAAGCAATGTTGAGCAAAGCGTAAACAGTGTAATAAACACAATCCAACCCCAAGCTCCACACTTTGTTATTATTTCTCTCAATCCCTCAATGCTTGTAACTCCACAAGCTTTAAGGATGAAGTAACCTGCAACAGATATTGCTGCCACTGCTAATACAACTAGCAAGATCTTTAACCAATTCTTCATCTTTTCACCTCTGTTGGCGTAGGTAAAACTGCATTTGTTTCAAATAATATGAAACGTGCTAATTCTTTTTTGTTTGGAAGTTTATTGTATTTGTGATAAAACTCGCAAACATAATCTTGAATACTTTTACTTTCCATTTTCCCTCCATTTATAAATCAACATCATCAAAGTTGTCAAACATACGATTGTAAAATCTGCTTGAATAAATGTGTGATAAATGTTCTTCGTTTGTAGAAACTTCTTTGATTTCTCTTAAAATAATTTTTTCACCTGTTGGTGATTTGTAAGTTTCTGTGAGTATATGTGTTTCGTAATCATAACTTCCTGAAACATATTCTGATTTTTTTGGTATATCAACCATCTCACAAAAGAGTTTGTTAAATGCTTGTTTGTAAAACGTGAGTATGTAGTTGATATCAAAATACGTTTTAGAGTTTTCTGATCGGCTACGTGCATAATTCAAAACTGCCAATCTGCACATCTCTGCTAAACAACGTTGTTCAATGTTTGAAGTTAATAGTTCAATGCTCATTTTTTCTGCCTTAACATCAACATCGGACATTCCTTTGTAAAACTGTGGTGTTACTGATCTACAAACTGCCATAATCTGTGGAGCAACATTGTTTGGCTCGCAATTGATAATTGCATTTGTTGTTTCAATAAGGTCATTCATCAGTACCTCCACACACTCTATTAAGCTGATCCATTAAACTTTCTTTACGAGTTTCGCTTTTAGATGGTGGACTTCCTTTTAATTTTGCATCACGTTGTTGTTCTTCTTTAACTGCCTTAAAGCACCACTTCCTGATTGCTAGGTTATCGCTTTTACACTTGTAACCTTTCATTTCTCTGAAATAGCTAAAATACTCAATAGCTTCTAAGCCACTAACACCCATTATGTTTTCTGCAATTAAATCATTGTACTCATCATCGGTAAGCAAAACGTTTTTGAAATTTCCATATTTGTGTTTAGTTGGCTTTTTGTCGCCATCAGGTGAAAGTGGTGTGTCACTTTCTTTTTCACTCGTTAGAGTGTTTTCTTTAATTTCTACTTCTTCTTTAACTTCTATTTCTTTTTCTATTTCTATTTTAGGGAGTGAGCCATCATTGATTTGTTCTTGATTATTCACTGAACACTCATTGAATTGTGTTTGATTACTCATTTTTCCTTTATTTTCCTGAGGTATTTGGCTTGGTGATGGTCTGTTAATTGTTTGAAATTTATCCCAACTTTGAAGCTGATAATAACTTTTTCCATCTACCTCATAGAAGTTAATAGACATTGCTTTTTCAATTTCTTCTAATGCTTTTTTTATTGTTTGAATATCAACATTCTCATCGTAAGCGAATATCTGTGATTTGATATAAGCAGGATTTGCTTTACCTCTTCCAGCATCATCAGCGTTTGAAAATAATCCGATCCAAACTAAACGAGCAAATATAGATAATTTAGAAAAATCTTCACTTTCCCATATACCAGGATCTATCATTCTTTTCCTAGCCATATTCTACTCCTTTTTTTCTTTCAAGAGATTGTATATAACCATACCTGCACTCTCTTTATCACATTGACAAAAGACAATATCGTGTTTTGCTCTCCAAGCATCAATTATCTTTTGCATAACATCAGCTGTGATCTTCATTCTTTTATTTTTCCAGGTGTTTAATGGCTGTTTTGTTTCTATTAAAACAAACATTTTTCCACCACATTCATCAAGTCGCTCAAGCTCTCTTTTGAAACGTGCGTGATTTCTGCCACAATTGCCTGCAAATTCATCCCAGCTTGCTTTTCTTTCAACAAACAAGTTTGGTTTATCTAAATTGCAATAATCACCAATTGAACATAGATCGTTAATTATGTAAACGTTTTCCAATCCAATTACTGTTTTAACTGTCTTTTTATCAACTTCCTGCAATCCGATACTCTTGAAGTATTTTAAGATGTGTGAGTTTTCTTTTTCTCTGTTATCAACTTTTAATCTCATACAGCCACCTCATAAATGTCTACGTGAGCAAAGTCGCTACCTCTAATTGCAAATCCACTTTTGTTATCAATAAATGTAAATTGACCTATAACTGCATCTGCAATATCTTGTGCCCATTCTCTTTTAACTTCAAATTGTACCTTTTCGCCATTCCATTTGATAAATTCAGCTATTACTTTAACTTTCTTCATACAAACTCCTATTTTCCACTTATAAGTGGTTTATTTTGCCTAAAATGGTAAACTATCATCATCTATCGGCTCAAGATCTGCTTGTGGCTTTTCTTCGCTCTTTTGAGTATCTTCTTTGATAACAAAATCAGCATTAAGTGAATAATAAGTTTTTTCCTCGCCCTCTTCAGTTGTTTTCTTTGTTACTTTTAATTGACCACCAGCTACAACGTGATCGTATTTTTTAATGTCTACAGGTTTTCTTCCCCAAACAGTTACTGATACGATGCCAGCATCTTTCCCCATACTTACAGGGATTTCATAAAATGTCTTATCTTCAAATGTTTTTGATCTCATATCATCAACAACCATTCCTCCAACAAGACAATCATTTTTTTCGCCATTGCGTTTTATAAACATAAAATTTCCTCCAAATTACTTAATTTTTATAACCCTCTAACGCTGCAAGCTCTGCAGGTGTTAAGGTTTCAATTCCTAATTGTTTTGCTTCTTCAATCGTTCCATTGATTAAAGTTGCCATTTCACTGCTATTAAGCGTGTGAGTTTCTTTGTAAATAAGATATTTAATAAATACTTTGCCATCTTCTACACATTCGCCTATTGGTTTTGCGTATTTGCAGTATTGACTTATAGGTATACTTTTGAGAGCTTTGAAGCCAGCTTTTAATCCATTTTCATCACTTGCTATCGTTCCATAATCTAAATTCATTTGGACTTTAACATCTTCAGCAGATTTATTGACTGCTTTCGCAATCTTGTCTACTAATACGTGAAAGTAAGCATTTGCATCTAAACTTCGTTTTTTAACATACTTTTTAATCTCACACACATAAGGTTTATCTTTAATAAGTGGTAAGATATTCAAAAGTTCATTTTGTACAGCTAGAATATCTTGCTGCTCTCTCAAAATAAATTCCATACTAAATATCCTTTAATGTTATCTTTACACTAGCATTTGTTACGCTAGTTTTTAGATATTGACCAGCAATTTCAGGTTGCTCTTTTTTTAACCTAGCACTATCAATTGTTTCTCTTGTGAATGGTGCTACATAAGTTATCCTAAAATAGTCATTATCTATTGATTTCACGCCTGTTTCTTCCATCTTTTCAATTAAGAAAGATTTTAGTTCGGCTTCAATTTTTTCAAGTTCTTTTTTTCTATCATCAATACTTTTTAATTCTCTTTGAACAGTTACAATTTTGTCTGTATCTGCTTCGGTGAGTTCCAAAGTTCTTTTTTGATAGATTTCACAATTTCTTTCAGCTTCTAACAACTTGATAATCTCTTGCTCTGGTATTGGTTGTAATTCAACTAATTTGCAAGTATCTTTATCAGGAAAGTGGAAGCAGAAGTATTTTTCATAAATAACGTTTGATTGTAAGAAAGCATATAAGCTTAATTGCCAAGCAACTGCTTCTTTGTGCAATGTTGCTGTTGTTTTGTAATCACCAATAAAAGCTAATTCATTTTCACCAACAACACCCTCAACATCGACAGTTCCTGCAATTTCATCGTTAAATACTAAAAACTCGCTATTGTGAGGTTTTATATTGTGTTGCTCACAAACTGTGATAAAAGCTTGTAATTCGCTTGTAAATCCTATTTCGCCATTCTTTACATATTTTTCAAGTTCTTCGTGAACAACTTTGCCATATTCTGCTTTTGCCTTTAACACATTATCATCTACCATTGAATAATCAGGAGTTATGTTGTGTTTCTTTAACAATGTTGTTACAGAAGTTAAATCGTTTTTTTCACCTGTTTTATTATTGATGAGAGTATATTTATGTGTTTCTTCATCAAATAAAACTTTGCAATCTTCATTTTCAAAAACAGTGTTATCCATTATGCACCTCCATTAGCTTTTGCGTTTTGCTTTTTTTGTTTTGTAATAGCTTCATTTGCTTGTGCATAAGAAATTTCTTCGATGGTATTTACTTTATAATAAGCAGCCATCTTTTTTAATCGCTCATCATCAAATCCTAATTTTTTAAGTTCTGCTATTTGAGCTTTTGTAATAACTTTTTTATCTTTATCTTTTGCTTTTTTAGTGAGTTCATCACTATCCAATCCATCATCCAATCCAAGCAATCCTGATAACGCATATTTTCTTGCGTATGAGCTTGTTGATCCTGTTGTTTGGCTTGCATCTGTTTTTGGTTTTGGCTCAACAGGTTCTCTTGCAAAAGCTCTTGTGCTAATTTCATTTTCGCCATCTGTAAGGGTTGCTGTTGCTTCTACATAGCATCTTCCCTCAAAGCTTTTAATTTCATCATTCAAGAGAATTGCTACGCCATATTCACTTAAATATGGTTTTAATGCTTTCAAAATATCTTCGGCAGATCTAAACATAAAGTCAGCAAATTCATTATGTTTTGTTTTCTCTACCTGGATCGATGTTTGTATTTTAATAAGTTTTGTTAATAATTCTTTATTCATCTTGACCTCCATCAGCAAAATAGCAAATAAACTCACCAACAGTTGGTGTCCTGTTTAATCCTATTCTTCTATAATCTTCTTCACTAATTCTGTGTATGATGTGCCTCATAGCTCTTTCAGCTTGTGATGGTGTCATATTTCTTGTTTTTGCTACTTCAGGATAAAGATCCTTACATAACTTTAATTTGAAATCTCTATTTTTAACGATCTCAACTGCTTTAATTAGACAATGAAATCCTTTTAGGTTAGGTAAATTGCCTGTTTCGAGTAAAAACTCTCTAATTTCCATTTATATTACTCCTTATATTACTTGATTTTTTGTGAGAGATAATATATACTACTGGTGAGATATCGTGGTAGTTATATACCTTTCTCAAGATCCACTGAGCAGTTGGTTTGCTTAGTGGTTTTTTTATTGACTATTGCTAACTGTTTTTCAAATCTCTTGCAGCAATGCCAAATAAAATCCTTTAAGCTGTGATAGCCACACAACTCTAAATTCTTTTGCGTTAGCATATTCCTTAATTCATTAGGTAAGCTAACTGTTAATTTGTAAACTTCTTTATGTTCTGTAACATCCAAAGAAGTTTTTTGTTGCGATTTTACATCTACGTAAATTTC